CTAAGGTTGTAGGGGTTTTTACGTATGCAACCGTTACCCTAGGGGAAGGCAATTACCCCTCACTACAGCACAGTAAACATTTGGAGCACTGATGATCGATAATCTCAGAGACGAACAAATTAAACTTGAGAAGAAATCCCGGGGTGTAACAATAGATAGGTTCCATAAGGTACACACCAATAGTGCACTTAAGGGGAACTATAGTGAAACTAAGGTTGGAACCTATGTTATAGACACTCTACTAGAAACCTATACTAACTCTATTACTGAGTTTCTTAAGGTTTCTTTAGAGGGTAAGGTTGGTCGAAATAGTAGATCAGCTACGTTGTTATCTCAGATTGAACCTGAGGTATCTGCGTTCTTGTTCTTGAAGGCTGTGATCAACAAAGTACCTATGTACCACCTCAATAAGCCTTGTACCCTAACAGGCTTGGCGATCTATGGTGCTGGTCTCATCCATGATGAGCTACGCATCAGGTACTTCCAACAACACTGGCGTCCATTGGCTAAGAAGTTGTTCAAGGACTTCAGTGACCGTGAGTTACCTAGACATAAGCGCAAGGAACTCATTCGTCGCCAGTTCAACAACCTTGAGATCGAATGGGCCACTTGGTCTAAGGAACAAATGGTTCATGTGGGCATCAAGCTCACTGAGTTACTCAAGGATAACACGGGCGTTATCGCCATCACTGAGCAACGACACGGTAAGTATCCGGTCAAGACTGTCGAACCCACCCCTGAGTTTGCTGAGTTGCTTGCACGTCGTGTAGCTGCAACTGAGGGCCTGTATTCGACGTACTACCCGATGGTGGTTCCGCCTATCGATTGGGATGACTCAACGTTAAACCGTGGTGGTTACCTGACCAACAACGTATCTAAATACCCATTGGTCAAAGCTAGCCGCCTGGACTACCGAGAGTCGTTACGTGTCGAGGACATGCCTGAAGTTATCGCGGCGACCAATGCTCTTCAGCGTACCCCTTGGCGTGTCAATGAGACGATGTTGGATATTCTACAAACGGTGTACACCTGGGATAAAGAGATCGCAGGTTTACCACCATCATCCATCACACCTATCCCGCATATTCCTGATAACCTTGCTGCTGATGATTTCACGTCTGATGTATCCAAGGAATACAGGAAGCAATGCTATCTGATCCATGAGTCAAACAGGCGTAACGTATCGAAGCGTGTCGCAACATTGCGCATCTTTGATTTGGCACGTCAGTTCGCTAAGTACGACGCCTTGTATTTTCCTCATGATTTGGATTCAAGGTCGCGAGCTTACCCAAAACCCGCACTGCTTAATCCTCAAGGTCCTGATTACTCCAAGGCAATCTTAGAGTTTGCTGAGGGTAAACCGCTGATGACTGAAGAGGACGCATGTTGGCTCGCGTATCACGGGGCTAACTCGTGGGGCTTTGACAAGGGGACACGTCAAGAGCGTGTTGATTGGATCGTAGCCAATGATGAGATGATCACCTCAATCGCTAAGAATCCTCTTAGTGACCTGAGGTGGACAACGTGTGATGCACCTGCACAGTTTCTTGCCTTCTGTTTAGAGTGGGAAGAGTTCTGTGAAGTAGGCTACGGGTTCATGTCGCACCTGCCCGTCGCGGTGGACGCTACATGCTCTGGTCTTCAACACTTCAGTGGTATGCTACGTGACCCTGAGTGCGGTGAGGCTGTCAACATGACACCGAGCATCAAACGCCAGGATGTCTATCAACGTACAGCTGATGTCTGTGAAGAAGCGTTCAAAAAGGACACTACTATCACGCGGCAGCTGTCCCAATCCTGGCTGGGGTTTAGAATGACACGTGCCACTACGAAGCGCTCAGTCATGATCGTGCCTTACGCAGGGACGTTCCATGCGTGTATGCGTTACGTTGAGGCAGCAGTGCTTAAACGTGTCAAAGAAGGAGAAGTGGTGCCTTGGCATGGTCCACTTAATGAGTTCGTCACACACGGTGCTAAGATGTTATGGCCGTCTATCGCTAAGACGGTCCCTGCAGCTACCGTGGCTATGGAATGGCTCTCAAAGATTGCTAAAGCAGTCGGAAAGAGTCAGCCAGAGGGTCGCTATGTTAAATGGGTTACCCCCGTGGGTTTCCCTGTGCGTCAATACAAGTTCAAGCAGCTTACACGTCGAATAGAGACTGCATTGGACGGTAAGCGGTTTCAGGCCGCTATACGTACAGAGAAACCTGAGTTAGACCCTAGACAACTCGGTACGTGTATCCCACCATCGTTTGTACACTCACTTGATGCCGCACACATGCATAAGACCCTTGCTAAAGCCTCTTCGGAAGGCCTGGGACATTTTGCAGCTGTGCATGACTCATTTGCAGTGCATGCGACGGATATACCGAGGTTCAACGCTATTATTCGCGAGACGTTTGTTGAGATGTATGAAGAGCATGACGTGCTCCAAGAGTTCATAGATTCAAACATAGATTCAATCTCAGACAAGTATCTCGACAGCTTTCCAGACAAGCCTCCTATGGGCACCCTGGATATTCACGGGGTACTGGAGTCTGACTACTTTTTCTCCTAATCGTTACTAAAAGGGAAGACAACCTATGTCGTACATATCTAACACGGTCCATTTCACGAAAAGAAAATACGACAAAAAATTTGAGGTCATTGCGCAAGCTGAAATTGCTGGTGCCCTCCGCTGGGTGACACTGGATGTCATCCAAAATCACAAGGACGCTGTTGAAGCTGTCCGTACTTATCGGAGTGCCAAATGACTGCAAGACGTTATCGCTGCGCCACATGTGGCGTGACCTTCTATTCCGTAACTAATCGCACCTATTGTGATGAGCATGAGCCTAAGGTTGAACCTCAGGTCGAAGAGAAGGTTGAAGCTGAAGAAACACCTTCTCCTAAGAAGAAAGGGTCTCGCGGTGCAACTCGTTCTGACTCCTGACCTGACTAAGCGCCTCTTTGATGAGGGGCTGTTGCCTGAACCTCTTCCCTTGGACGTTGCCATGCAACTCATGTCCCAGGGTTACATCCTAGAAAAACTAACGAAGGAAGATTTTGAATGAGCGCTGATAAAACTGTCATCACTACGCCTAAAGGTGTCGCTGTATTCCCTGCACTCCAGCGTCCTGACACTAAGTTCGATGAGCTTGGTATGTACAAAGCGGACCTCCGCGTTCCTCTTCAGGAAGCGAAGCCGTTCATGGACAAGGCATCCGTAGTGTTCAAAGACTTCATGGGTAAGGCCCCGTCGAAGAAAGACAACACCATGTGGAAACTTGAGGAAGACGAGAACGGTGAAGAGACCGGGAACGTGATCCTCAAGATGCGCGTCAAGAATAAGCTCAAGAAGGATGGCACCATCTGGAACCGCCGACCTCGCTTGTTTGATGCCAAGAACAATGTGCTTGGTAATGATATCAACCCTTGGGGTGGCACCGTGATGCGTGTGTCTGCTGAGATGTACTGCTGGAACACTGGTGCTAAAAAAGGTGTATCCCTTCAGCCTCTCGCCGTTCAAATCGTAGAGCTAGTCTCTGGCACTGGTGGTAGCAGCGCTGGTGACTTCGGGTTTGAAGAAGAGGAAGGCTTCGTAGCTGAGACGAATGGTTTCAATGAAGACGCCGCTGACGAAGAAGAGACTGACGAAGCTGCTGGCGAAATTGATTACTGATCAATACAGCTTCCGGTCTGGGTTGGAGAAGTCCATTGCCCAACGCTTAGTTAAGATGGGCGTGGACTTCTCCTATGAAGAAGAGAAAATATCTTACGAAGTTCCGACACGTTCTGCGAAGTATACCCCTGATTTCATCTTGCCTAATGGCATCATCATTGAAGCTAAGGGACGCTTCCTTACAGCGGATCGTAAGAAACATCTCCTCATCAAAGACCAACACCCCGACTACGACATACGCTTTGTGTTCTCAAACTCACGACAGCGTATCAGCAAGACAAGTAAAACGACCTACGCCAAATGGTGTGAGTCGAAGGGATTCCTTTTCGCTGACAAGGAGATACCTAAAGAGTGGATCAACGAAACGAAAGCGAGTTCCTGAGGCATGAGCCGTGTCCCTCATGTGGCTCCAGCGATAACCTCGCTCGATACAACGACGGACACGGCTTCTGTTTTGGATGTAACTACCATGAAAAAGGAAAAGGCATGGATGGGTCAACGCAATCCTCATGCGAAAGCTCTTTCGACACGTCTATTTCATCAACGCAAAGTACCAAGCAAAAAGGTTTACTCACGGAAGGGACGGAGTTCCGGGCGCTCAACAAGAGACGCATAAGTGAAGAGACCTGTAAGAAATGGGGCTACAAAGTTGGCACCATCAACGGCAAGACAGTACAGATCGCTAACTACTTTGATGACAACCATCGACTGACTGCACAAAAGGTGCGCTTCCCTGATAAGACCTTCGTCTTCAACGGGGACACAAAAGCGATTGGGTTGTACGGACAGTGGCTCTGGCGTGACGGTGGTAAGATGGTAGTGGTGTGTGAAGGCGAGCTTGATGCTCTCACCACCTCGCACTTACAGAACAACAAGTGGCCTGTGGTATCCGTACCTAACGGTGCAGCAGGTGCAGCCAAGGCTATCCGCAAGAGCCTCAAGTGGCTTAACAAGTTCGACAAGGTTGTCTTCATGTTCGACAACGATGAACCTGGGAAAGCCGCGGCTGAAGAATGTGTACATGTGTTACCCCCCGGCAAAGCTTTCATTGCACACCTGCCGCTCAAGGATGCATCCGAGATGCACCAAGAGGGACGGGGCAAGGAAGTCATTGATGCTATCTGGGGTGCCAAGGAGTGGCGACCTGACGGCATCGTGAATGCTGCTGACTTGTTCGATGAGATGGTCCGCGAGGATCGTAATGACTCAGTGCCTTACCCTTGGGAAGGACTGAACACCCTGACACGCGGTATGCGTAAGGGTGAAGTCACTACGTTCTGTGCTGGATCAGGCATCGGTAAGTCGACAGCTTGTCGTGAGATTGCACACCACTTGTTATCCCAAGGTGAACGCCTGGGTTACATTGCTTTGGAAGAGTCAGTACGGATCACCCTGCGTAGCCTCGTGGGTATCCAAATGAACCAGCGTCTATCTGTTGACATCGATGGTGTTGATAAGGATGCACTCAAGGTTGGCTTCGATCAGTTAACTTCGAATGGTTCTCTGTATCTATATGACCACTTTGGTTCATTGAACTCAGAGCGATTGATCGAACACATCCGATACCTAGCGTCAGGCCTGGGTGTGAGTTGGATCATCCTTGATCACCTCAGCATTGTTATCTCAGGTGACGAAGACATTGGTGATGAACGTCGAGCAATCGATGTTGCTATGACCAAGCTGCGCTCTCTCGTAGAAGAGACAGGCATCGGTATGATCCTCGTGTCTCACCTCAAGAGACCTGACGGTAAGGGCCACGAGGAAGGAGCTAAGGTAACCTTGGCTCAGCTGCGTGGCTCAGCTTCTATTGCTCAGCTGTCCGACATGGTCCTGGGCATGGAGCGTAACCAACAAGACCCACAGAACAAGGATCGCACAACGATGCGTGTCCTTAAGAACCGCTTCACTGGGGAGACGGGCGAAGCCTGTTGCCTCAATTGGGACGGAGCTACTGGGCGTCTAGTCGAGGAGCTTAACCCCTTTGACGTTGACGATGACGAAGAACCTGATCCTCACGCCATCGAATACTGATGGCATCTTCCACTTAGCGGAGACCTTCTGTGTACGTGCAGCCAGGTCCAAAGCTCAGTGGGAGATCGATCTAGCAGAACACTACGGCAAGCTAGCCGCATCCTTTGAACACTCTGGTTGGAAGAAAATAACAGGCATGACACAGACTGATCGTATCCTCACGCATATCCGCAAGGCTGGTAGCATCACACAACGTGAAGCTTACATCGACTACGGTATCCAATCCTTTCACCGCCGTCTGACTGACCTCCGAGATATGGGCTACACGATTCTAGGTCAACTCAAGACGCACCCTACGACGGGCCAGAAGTACACCCGCTATTTCATCACTGGTTTGCAGGGGGTGAACTGATGGAACACATGTCATTCACCTACACGATCACTGATGAAGACGGGAGCAACCTGCGCCAATTCACATTCAACATTGATCAAGATTGTCTCACGTGGACCCAGGCACTCGACGCTTTCAACGAGTTCCTCTCAGGCGCTGGGTACATTGTACCAAACTTCGCGGATCAACTTGAGTTGGACCTCGACTAACACGAGGAGATTTCATGGCATCATACATCTTCGACTTAGAAAGTGACGGCTTCCTAGCTGAAGCAACGAAGATACACAGCTTGGTTCTCAAAGACATCGATACAGGGGAAGTGGTCTCGTGTACAGACGATGGTGATCCCGCCGTCTACCATTCTGTAGAAAGCGGTCTTTCCCTTTTGACTAAAGCAGACAAGATCGTTGGGCATAATGTCATCTCCTTTGATATCCCAGTCATCCAAAAGATTTACCCTTGGTTCTCAGTAGACCCTGAGAAAGTCAAAGACACTCTCGTTATCAGCCGACTCATCTTCACTGACATCCTCGACAAAGACCTGGCTAAGATCAGGTCCAATCAGTTGAGCATGCCTGGGAAGCAGATAGGTAGCCACTCACTAGCAGCCTGGGGTTCCCGCATGGGTAACTACAAGGGTGACTATGCTGGTGGCTGGGAAGAGTGGTCCAGGGAGATGCAAGATTACTGTGAGCAAGATGCTGAGGTAACACAAGAGTTGTACTTGCGGTTACGTCAGATCATCGGCACCTCAAAGTATTCTCATGAGGCTCTCGACTTAGAACACCAAGTTGCAACCATCATTTCAGCGCAGCAGGTGAGAGGCTTCTTGTTCAATGAGCAAGCAGCAGCAAGCCTGTACGCACAGCTGGTAGAGAAGCGTGACCACCTTGAGCAAGACCTGCAGAACCTCTTCCCTCAATGGGTGAAACCTGAGGGTGAGGTGAAGAAGGTTACCAAGACAGTCAACTACAAGGACCCCGCAAGGGCATCCAAGGTAGCTGGCGCAGACTTCACACCTGTTAAGTTCTTTACGTTTAACCCAGGCTCTAGGGATCACATAGCTGATCGCCTTATCAATAAGTACAACTGGAAACCTAAAGAGTTAACCCCAGGTGGTAAGCCTAAGATCGATGAGACGGTCTTGTCTAAGCTCAAGTACCCCGAGGCCCAGCGCCTCACCGAGTTCTTCCTGGTACAGAAACGTATCGGACAGATCGGGGAAGGGGACAACGCTTGGTTACGCAAGGTGAACTCTAAGACCGGACGTATCCACGGCGGCGTTAACACCAACGGTGCTGTGACAGGACGAGCAACACATAGCTCACCTAACTTAGCACAGGTTCCGGGATGCGGTGCACCTTATGGCCCTGAGTGTCGCGACTTATTCATTATCCCTAAAGGCATGAAGCTTGTCGGTATCGATGCTTCAGGTTTGGAGCTTCGTATGTTGGGTCACTACATGGCTCAGTTTGATAACGGCGAGTACGCCAAGGAAGTAGTCAATGGAGATATTCACACAGCTAACCAGAAAGCTGCAGGGTTGGATTCACGAGATGCATCAAAGCGGTTCATTTATGCTTTTTTGTATGGCGCGGGTCCTGAGAAAATCGCTGAGGTCACTGGACGTAAGACCAAGCGTGAAGGGGCTAAGCTTAAAGCTGAGTTTCTACGTAAGACACCTGCTCTCGCGAAGCTTATTAACTTCACTAAGGCTGGTGCAGAAAACCGAAAGTACCTTGTTGGACTGGACGGTCGCCGCATCCATATCCGCTCTGCACACGCAGCACTCAATTCACTCTTACAATCTGCAGGTGCGGTCGTGTGTAAACGGTGGATGGTGGAGTTCCACAGGCTCTTGGATAAAGAAACGGATCGCCTGGGTGCACACCAAGTTGCCTGGATTCATGACGAAATCCAAGTCGAAGTCCCAGAAGAGAACGCTGAGTTGGTTGGAAGACTCGCCGTTCAAGCAATTAGATTAACAGGTGAGGTGCTTAACTTAGCTGTCCCCTTGGACGGTGAGTACAACATAGGCAACTCATGGAAGGAGACACACTAATGGATGAAGAAGATATCGGACAGATGTTTGGAGCACCGTGGACGCCGTTCCATAGCCTGAACCTACTCTCAAATGCTGTTGATTCCTCCTTAGATGATGAGGTCTGTAGCAACCTTCGCCGTGTTGTTGAAGCGCTATCGAATGAAATCATCAGCCAACTCAACCGCCCTCATATGGAGAATGTGCATGGATTACACCCTGTTAATTGACGGAGACATTATCGTCTATCGCTCATGTGCAGCTGTTGAAAAAGAAATCCACTGGAGTGACGATACGTTCACCCTTCATTCAACATTCGATGATGCCCTAGGTGTCTTCGATGCCACCCTCGCAGACCTCTGTGAACAGGCAGGTACAGACGATGTATCCTTTGCCTTTTCTGACAGACTCAACTGGCGAAAAAGTTTGTGGGATGGATACAAGGCCCACCGCAAGGGACAACGTAAGCCACTAGCTTACACAGCACTCAAAGAATATGTGGAGAAAAAATATGAGAGCTTCACGTTCCCTGAGTTAGAGGCTGATGATGTCCTAGGCATTCTCTCTACCCGTCACCCTGACAAGTACATGATCTGGTCCTTAGATAAAGACCTGATGCAAGTTCCTGGTGCTCACCTCATTGATGATGAGGTTGTACAGGTTACCCCTGAGCAAGGCGCTGCATTCCACATGTACCAGACGTTAGTTGGTGATGCATCCGATGGTTACAAAGGGTGCCCTGGTGTTGGCCCTAAGAAAGCTGCGGGTATCACCGAGTGGGACGAAGTGGTGAAGCTCTTTGAGAAAGCCAAGTGCACTGAAGAGGACGCGCTTCTGAACGCACGTCTCTCTCGCATCCTATTGAACCACGATTACAACGAAGAGGTTATCTTATGGAACCCGTAGAAGATGAAGTCCTATATGAATCCTCAATGAACCATCAGGTTGGTGTGGATCACTATAAGAAGCATAACATCCAGCCCATTGAGTACATCATGGGGAATAACCTCGGGTTCTGTGAGGGTAACATCGTCAAGTACATCACCAGATGGAAAGACAAGGGTGGCGTCAAGGACCTTGAGAAGATCAAACAGTACGTGGATTTCTTGATTGAACAGGAGAGTAAATGACTAATTGTCGTAGCCGTGAGAGCATGGTAGCTGAGTTTCACAAGTGCATGGGTCATCAAGTAGATGCCCCTTTTTTGTTGTCTGAAGTTGAACTCAGGGAGCGCCTAGTTGCAGAAGAGTTCGATGAGTTAATAGACGAACTCGTCGATCTACAAATAGACATCATGCGCCACGGGGAACCTCGAAAGGAAAACCTAGAGAACCTCCTCAAAGAGATGGCTGATCTCCAATACGTCCTGAGCGGTCTGGCAGTTACCTTCGGGTTAAACCTTGAGGTCGCCTTTAACCGTGTACACGCAAGCAACATGAGCAAACTGGATGACCGTGGGTTCCCTGTGCGTGATGATGCCGGGAAGATACTCAAGGGTCCTAACTATCTACCGCCTACCTTGGATGACCTGGTGTGAGCCAACTCTTCAGGTCACCTTTAGTACGCTGGTGGTACCGGGTGATCTCCCGGCATCACGCATGGCTCTGGCGCAAAGCTAAACAACTTTAAATTCAAAATAACACAGAGGTGTATATGAGCTTCCGCTCTAATCGAAACCCAATGTTCCGCTCTAAATTTAGCGAGGACATCTTCAATCATAAATATGCCCACCAAGGGTGTGAAACATGGAGCGACCTAGCTCGTGTGCTAGTGCATGATGTATGCGGTGCTTATCTCCCCGCCGATGAAATTGATGAGCTTGTTGAGATGGTACGCGCTCTCAAGTTTGTACCTGGGGGACGCTATCTGTACTACGCAGGTCGAAAGAATAAGTTCTTCAACAACTGCTACCTACTGAAAGCTGAAGAGGATAGCCGGGAAGACTGGGCGAACCTCTCATGGAAAGCTGAGAGTGCCCTTATGACTGGGGGTGGTATCGGGGTAGACTACTCAATCTACCGGCCACAAGGTCAGACACTCGGAGGCACTGGGGGGTTGTCCTCAGGTCCTATCCCTAAGATGCAGATGCTGAACGAGATTGGACGCAGGGTTATGCAGGGTGGCTCACGTCGCTCAGCTATCTATGCGTCACTCAATTGGCAGCACGGTGACATCAAGGAGTTCCTTGGTTCTAAGAACTGGGACGAGATGTACGTAGGTAAGACAGGGGCCACTCTGGCTGACATCAAGAAGGATGACTTCAACTTCCCTGCACCGATGGACATGACCAACGTGAGTGTCAACTACGACACAGCATGGTTGATGCAGTATTGGAAGACAGGTGAAGTAGGGGACGTGTTCCGCGAGAACATCCGTCAGGCATTGAAGACTGCTGAGCCTGGGTTCTCTTTCAACTTCTTTGATAAAGAGAATGAGACCCTGCGTAACGCATGCACTGAGGTGACATCTGAGGATGACTCGGACGTGTGTAACCTAGGTTCCCTTAACCTTGGACGCATCGACTCCCTTCAGGAACTCAATCGTGCTGTCGAGTTGGCGACTAAGTTCCTGATCTGCGGCACGTTGATTGCACAACTCCCTTACCAAAAGGTATACGATGTACGAGAGAAGAACAGGCGACTTGGATTGGGTCTCATGGGCCTTCATGAGTGGCTCATTAAACGAAACTACAAATACGAAGTTACCCCAGAACTCCATAAGTGGCTGGGAGTATATAAAGGCGTATCTGATTGTACTTCTAGTTCCTTTGCTGATGCTCTCGGGATTAGTCGTCCCGTTGCTAATCGGGCTATCGCTCCTACTGGTTCTATCGGCATCCTGGCGGGTACTACTACAGGTATCGAACCTATATTCTCAGTGGCTTATAAGAGACGCTACCTTAAGAACGGCACCAAGTGGCACTACCAATACGTAGTGGACAGTGCAGCCCAGGAGCTTATTGACCTGTATGGTCAGGACCCTGAGACCATTGAGAGTGCTCTGGACCTATCTGAGGACTATGAGCGACGTATTGCTTTCCAGGCTGACGTACAAGACTACGTCGACATGGCTATCTCTTCGACAATCAATCTGCCTGAGTGGGGCTCAAAGTATAACAATGAGGATACTGTGGATGATTTCACAGCCACCTTGGCTCAGTATGCTCCACGTCTACGGGGCTTCACCTGTTATCCTAATGGTGCCCGAGGTGGACAACCTTTGGTTTCAGTTCCTTACGCTGAAGCAGTGGATAAGCTAGGGGAAGAATTCGAGGAGCATGTCGAGACGCATGACATCTGTGATATTACAGGTCATGGCGGTAGTTGCGGCGTGTAAACATTGAGTAAAACAGGGGGTATTAGTTGAGAAACTAACCCCTTGTTTTTACTATATAATGGATTACCACTCATTACAGGATACAAATACATGAATAAGAAACAAGACAAGTTACCTAAGGTTACACCTGAGTTACTTGAGTATCTTGAGATAATATTTCCAGATGTATGTCCAAATAAGAATTCTTCTTTAGAAGATATACATTACAAGATTGGTCAAGTTTCTGTAGTTAGGAAGCTGAGAGCCATCTTCGATGATCAAAATGAAAACATTTTAGGTTAAACATTATGTGCACTTCAGCGAAAGCTCCTCCTGCCCCTGCGCCTCCTGCACCTCCCCCAGCCCCTGCGCCTTTGCTGGAACAGGATGCACCAAAGACAATCGAGACTGCTTCTGACACTCAGAAGAAAAAGAAAAAAGGCACCAAGAAATATCAGACTAATGCGTTGGCGATTAATTCGACCACCCCATCAGCTGGTGTTTCCGTCCCAACCTGAGGTAACCCGATATGATGAGCAAGACTTGCAAGCAACGCTATGACAAACTTGCCACTGATCGTGAACCATATCTCATTCGAGCACGTGAGCATGCACGACTGACTATCCCCTCGCTTATGCCTGAGGATAACACTACTGCATCGACCAACCTCTACACGCCTTATCAAGGCGTAGGGGCGCGGGGGGTTAATAACCTCGCCGCTAAGCTCATGCTCTCCCTCTTCCCCCCAAACACTCCTTTCTTTCGTTACTCTGTGGATGATTATACCCTAGAGGAACTAGGGCAAGACCCGACTGCTAGGGCAAAAGTAGAAGAGGCATTGAACACACGGGAACGTGCAGTTCAGTCTGAGATTGAAACGTCAGGGCTACGTCCAAAGCTCAACGAAGCTTTCCGTCAGTTGGTCACAGCTGGCAACGTCTTGCTTACCTTCCCTAAGGACAAGGGGATGCGAGCGTTCCGTATGGACAAGTATGTGGTAAAGCGTGATCCCTCGGGTAACACCCTAGAGGTTATCATCAAGGAAGAAATCCACAAAGACGCTCTCCCCAAAGAGTTACTTGAAGCTCTACCTAAGGACGACCAAGGCAAGGCCCTTCCGTCTGACGGCAACGGCAAAGACCCTGAGACCTTTGAGGTCTACACCAAGTATCACCGTGAGAATAACAAGTTCAAAGGCTACCAGGAAATCAACGGTGTTGTTATCCCTGGCAGTGAAGGGACTTGGTCTGTCGAAAAGCCCCCTATGTTAGCATTAAGGTGGACCACGGTTGACGGTGAAGATTGGGGCCGTTCCCATGTTGAAGAATGCAAAGGTGACTTGATCACGGCTGAGGGTTTAACCCGGGCTATTGTCGAGTCAGCTGCCGCGGCTGCTAAGGTTGTCTTCTTGGTGTCACCTAATGGTGCAACCAGGGAAATCGACCTGGCACGATCTGAGAACCTTGATATCATCACTGGTCAAGAAGGTGATGTCACTGTCCTGCAGATCAACAAGCAAGCCGATATGGCTACTGCTGAACGTGTCCTTCAAGAAGTAATCACGAGACTGTCGTTCTCGTTCTTGCTTAACACTGCTATCCAGCGTCAAGCTGAGCGTGTTACTGCAGAAGAAATCAGACGTATGGCTCAGGAACTTGAAGATGCCCTTGGTGGTAACTTCGCTGTCCTCTCGCAAGAGCTTCAATTGCCTCTAGTACAACGTGTCGAAGACCGGATGGAACGCGCTAAGCGTCTTCCGAAACTTCCTAAAGGCATCGTTGAACCTCAGATCACTACTGGTCTTGAGGCATTAGGACGAGGTCACGATCTCACCAAAATACAAGTGTTCATCAAAGAAGTTGTCATGCCCCTTGGGGAAGAAGGCTTCCGTCGGTTGAACATTGACGATCTCATCAAACGTGGCGGCACCGCTCTAGGTATCGACATGGATGGTCTTGTTAAGAGTGCTGAAGAATTAGCTCAAGAACAGCAGCAAATGGCACAGCAACAAGAACAAGCCCAGATGATGGAGATGGTCAAACCAGCTATTGGACCTGTAGCCAAAGAGATGGCTATGGGTGCAGCACAAGGAGCACAGACTGAATAATGGTTGAACGAGCAACGATCCAATCCTCGACTGAGGATACTGAACCTACTCTTGAGGAGTCGGCCAAGGCCCTAGGCATTGATGTAGATGAAGAAGCATCTGAGGCCCCTAAGGCCCCCGAGAAACCTGAAGGTGTCCCTGAGAAATTCTGGGACGCTGAGAAGGGTGAGGTAAACACTGAGGCTCTCCTGAAGTCCTATACGGAACTTGAGAAGAACCGTGGTAAACCTGATGAGGACGCTACTGAGACCTCACCAGATGAAGCTGAGGAGATCGTTACTGAGGCTGGTCTTGATTACGAGGCATTGAACGCTGAGTACCGAGATAACGGTGGATTGACCGATGATTCCTACAAGTCCCTTGAGGACGCGGGTATCCCTCGTGAACTTGTGGATCAATATATCCAAGGACAGACTGCCCTCGTAGAGAACACTACCAACGCCATGTATACTGAGGTTGGTGGTAAAGACTCCTACGAGGATATGGTTACCTGGGCTGCAGATACATTCGATGAAGGTGAAATTGAGATCTTCAACGAAGCTGTGACCTCAGGTAATCGAGCGAAGATGGTAATGGCAGTCAAGAGTCTTAAGGCTCGCTTTGATGCTGAAGGCTTTAAGGAACCCACCAATGCCCTTGATGGTGATGGTGCTCCTGTACAAGGCCAAGCTTATCGCTCGGTGGCAGAAGTCATGAAAGATATGAACGATCCCCGATACAAGAAGGACCCTGCGTACCGTAAGGACGTTGAGGACAAGCTAGCTCGCTCAGACATCATGTAATCAAGGGACACTTCGATGTCGAGAAATTACAAATCTGAGTACAAGAACTACCACTCTAGTCCGAAACAGATCGCTCGACGGTCTGCTAGGAATAAGGCACGTCGCGCTATGACTAAGAAAGTCGGCGCAGGTGCTTTGAAAGGACAGGATGTTGATCATAAAGATAGAAACCCCGCGAATAACTCATACGCAAACTTGCGTATCCAAACGAAGCGCAGAAATAGATCACGCAATTCGTAGTTATTAAAGGGGGTGATCAGCATCTCCCGTGCCCTGCTGGGATAACCAGGGTTGCGCTGCGCGAAACGTATAACGCGATCAGTGCTATATAAAAGAGGTTGAGCGCGGGGGTGACTAAGCACCCCTGCCGCTCCCCTAGATAACCCGAGTGTGAAGAGTGGCTCCTCTTTAGGAGCACTTCCAGTGGACCAAAAATCTGCTGCTTAACTTCTCGCAAAACCAAGCAAGACAAACAATGCGAATCCTAGGCCCCTGCGGGGACAACCTAGAGAACAGGTTGTGAGGCTTGTGGTGTTTGCACATCACACACTCATATCTAGGAAAATTAGTTATGGCATATTCTGCACGTTCCTTCTCTACGACCAACGCTGGTACTTCAGCTGGTCCTAAAGATTCCGACAGCCTATTTCTTAAAGTCTGGTCGGGCGAGGTCATGGCGACCTTCAATAAAGCTACCGTTCTTAAAGAGCGTCATCGTATCCGCAATATTACCAGCGGTTCCTCGGCACAGTTCCCAGCAGTTGGTAAAGTCAACGCTGGTTACCACCAGCCTGGTGAGGTTATCCTCGGCCAAGCGGTGAACCAAGGCGAGAAAGTCATCACCATCGATGACCTCTTGATCACCGATGTGTTCCTGTCGAACTACGAAGAAGCTAAGAACCACTACGAAGTGCGTTCCGAGTACACCAACCAAATGGGTGATGCACTCGCACAGGTCTATGACCAGAACCTCTTCGGTATGTCGTTCAAAGCTATCGCAGCTGGTACGGCTGGCGCAGTTACTGAGCAAGGCTCAGCTACTCGTGTTGCCATTGGTACGGCCACGCCTACCACGACCCAGGTTGTCGACTCGATCTTCACGGGTGCTGCTGCATTTGATGCCGCTTCGATCCCGAAAGATGACCGCGTTGTCTTCGTGACGCCGACGGTTTACTGGGACCTGATCCAGGACGGTTCGTTCCTTGATCGTGACTTCGGTAACGAAGGTAACGGTTCTAAGGCGAATGGCGGCTTGATGCGTGTTGCTGGCTTTGAAGTTGTTCCTACGAACAACATGGCTATCAACCACGGCACCGATACCCTCTCGGGTTCGCAAGCTGGTTCGGCCACGACTGACTACGACATCGATGCTTCGACGTATGTTGCAATGCTCATGCAGAAGCAAGCTCTGGGTTCTGTCCACTTGATGGATTTGGCTTCCGAGAGCGAGTACCAGATCGAACGCCAAGGCACCTTGATGGTGTCTCGTATGGCTTGCGGTCACGGCGTTCTGCGCCCTGAGTGCCTGTACGGCATTGACGCAGCTGTAAGCTGATCGATTTTTGAAATTAGGGGAGCCTTCGGGTTCCCCTTTTTTCTTTTTTTATTGGAGAGAAGTCATGGCTGAGACATTAGCCCCCACCACTGAACTTGATGCAGTCAACACGATGTTGAACAACATTGGGGAAGCTCCTGTTAACTCACTGGATAGTAATACTGGCCTTGATGCTTCTACTGCACAGACAATGCTACGCGAGGTGTCCCGTCAGGTTCAATCACGTGGGTGGTTCTGGAACACCGAGATCACTCGGCTGGCCCCAGATACTAACAGCAACATTGTGTTGCCCCAAGGTACACTCCGAGTAAGACCTATCGGCCTAAACAGCGATAAGAACTACGTGTACCGTGACGGTAAACTTTATGACCGCACAGCTTTCGCTAATACCTTCATCTTCACAGGCAATATCGAACTTGAGTTAGTTTACTTCCTCGGTTTTGAGACACTGCCTGAGAACGCCCGTAGGTATATCGCATTGATGGCATCCCGAGTGTTCCAAGAGAGACGCTTAGGGGTCCAAACGATCTCACAACAAAACCGCATGGATGAGACCATTGCTATGGCCTCGCTACGACAGGAAGAGAACGCTAATGCTCGACGTAATGTCGGCACAGGTTCCATGTCCATGTCCCGTATTCTGGATAGGCAAACATCACGTAGGAGTTATTAATGCCCCTAGTCAGTGATTCCCTTCCTAACCTTATTGGCGGTATTTCCCAACAAGCACCTGCATTGCGCATCAAGAACTCAGCTAAAGACCTAGTCAATGCTGACCCATCAGTTGTCGATGGACTTGAGAAGCGTCCCCCTAGTGTTCATGTAAAACAAATCTACAACACTGATCCTGGCGATATGGCTGTTGAAGTCTTTAACAGGATTGGTCGTGGCACCAACATCATTACCGTTACTGATGGTGACCTCAAGGTGTTCGATGCCAGTGGTACTGAGGAGACTGTAACCTTCCCAGATGGCAAAGGCTATCTGTCTGCAGCTAATCCCAAGAGTAACTTCAAGTTACTTGTTATTGCAGATACGGTGTTCGTCTTGAATACCACGGTTACACCTACGGTATCCGCTGTCGCTGAAACTAGTGACCGCCTGGACCCTGATACACATGCTTCGATTTATATCAAGCAAGCTGTCCCTAACAAGAACTACTCTGTCTACATCAACAACGCTCTTGAAGCTAACTTCCTTACCAACAACAGCACTGTTGAAGGTTCTGATGTTATCGCTACTAACCTCTCGACGGCCTTAGGGGTCTCAGGGTTTACCTCAAGTGTAGTGTCCTGAACTGTGACCATCTCTGGTCTAGTTGCTGCTGATGAAGTACGTCACAAGGACGGCTTCGGTGACAAAGGTTCTAGAGGCATCAAGTCTTCCATAGGTGACTTCAGTGACCTTCCTCCTAACGACCTACAAGGTCGACTCATTCGCGTCCAAGGTGACGTTGAGGAGTCCGGGGATGACTACTACGTCATACGTGAAGATGAATTGTGGGTGGAAACCTACGGGTATAACGCTGGTGAGACCATCGATCCTAACACCATGCCACATATCCTTGTGGACAATGGTGATGGCACTTGGACTTTCAAGGAGACCACCTGGGGTTCACGCCGTGCTGGCGATGCTGATTCCAATCCTACACCTACCTTCGTAGGCAACACCATTCAAAGCATGTTCGTCTATAAGAACCGCATGGTTCTCCTGACGGCTGAGAATGTGATGATGTCAGAAGTAGGTGAGTACGAGAACTTCTATCGTACCAGTCTGGTGCAACTCTTGGACTCTGATCCTATCGATGTTGCTTCAACCAACGTACGTGTGTCGAACATGTATCACGGGGTTCCTTTCAACGAGAACATTCTCCTGTTCTCTGACAAGGCCCAGTTTAAACTCACAGATCAAACCCTGCTGTCACCTAAAGATGTACAGTTGGTTATCTCATCTCAGTTTAACGCTTCAGTGACATGTTCACCTATTCTCGTAGGACCTAATGTGTTCTTCGCAGACGATGCAGATAGCTACACCTTTGCAGCTGTACGAGAATACTTCATCACTGAGAATGCTGACACAGGTGATTCATCCGATGTGACCATTCAGGTGCCTAAGTATATTCCTGCAGGTATCACCAAGATGACCTCGTCTACCACTGAGGATATCGTGGCTCTGTTCACCTCAGGTGACACGCAGTCCATCTATATCTACAAGTTCCACGAGGGTAACCAAGGTAAGGTCCAGTCCTCATGGAATAAGTGGCAGTTCACGTCTGACACTGAGTTCTACTCGGGTGAATTCTTGGATAACGTCTTGTATGTTGTCTACAAGAAAACTGATGGTGTGTTTCTAGATACCATTGATATCCGCGAGAACCTGACTAGTCAGTTTGATGATGTCACGATCATGTTGGATAGACGTACCACCCAGACAGTCGCTACGAATACTTTGGTAGGCACTGATACTGTCGTAACCCTTCCCTATGAGATTCAAGCAGGGGAAGAGCTACGATTAGTGACAGGTGAGGGTGGTGCAGGTGAAGCAGGTATTGTTTATATACCTACATCGACAGCGTCCAACACAGCGACATTCTCTGGTGATCTAACTGGAGAGAACTACTTCGTAGGTGTTCAGTATCGCTTTGCGTACACATTGAACCCTATCTATCTCTACGAAGGTGAGCAAGTTATTCAGGATGGCAGACTGCAGATGCGGTATATGTCGTTCCTGTTCAACGATACAGCTTACTTCACTGTAGAGTTCACCGACAGTAACGGTACAACACATTCCTCGACGTTCACTGGGAGAAACTTTGGTTCCTCTAATAACATCCTGGGTGTGGTCTCGACTGAAGATGGTGAGTTCCGGGTGGCAACACCAGGAGAGAACACCAAGATAACAGTCGTTCTCGCTAATGACTCCCCGTTCCCATCTAAGTTTACCACGGTGGAATGGGAAGCGATGTACTACCCTAAAACAAAGAGAGTCTGATGAAGTATGTCCGACAGGTACAGCCCGGGGACCTAGAGTTCCTGGCTGAAAACCTCCGTCCTTGTGACGTTGAGGAAGTCAGAGCTATTGGCAAGGAGCCGCTCCAAGCGCTCGTAGATGGCTACACTACTGACAAATATGTCCGCATCCAACAGTCCCCTGAGGCTGTACCTGTCGGCATCTTCGGCGCTAACTGGGAACCAGAGCATGACGTTGCAACTATCTGGATGTTAGCCACCCCCTCTATTGAATTATACCCCATCACTTTCCTTCGCCAGTGTGCCAAGGAGATTGAAAACGTCTTTGAAATCTCAGGTAAATCACTCCTTTGGAACCGTACTTACGCTGAGAACACGCTTCATCACACATGGCTTAAATGGTGTGGAGCTAAATTCCTTTCCTGTGCCCCTGTGGGTATCCACGGCGAGGCTTTCTATGAATTTGTTATTATGAGGAAGCACCATGTGTGAACCTGTATCTATCGGATTGGCTATTATGGGCGCAGCGAGTGCCGCAATGGCACACCAGTCCTCTGTAGCCGAAGCTGATGCTGCGAATGACGCTGCTGCACGTACTCACGATAGTGCCCGTCTAGCCACTCAGATCAAATATGACCAAGAAGGTCGCAAGCTTGTTGAAGACAATCGTGCCAACAACCAAGCTGGCTTCGACGTTCAACTGGAGAAGACCGCTGCTATGTCTACGGCTCTGACCATGGCTGGTGCCAGTGGTATCCAGGGTTACTCCCCTGAGTCCGTCATTGCGATGGAAGCTCAGAAGGGTGCACGTAACGCTGGGCGTATTGATGACCGTAAAGAGAACTCCTACATGGACTTCCTTGCGGGGGTCAACGCGGCTGAAGTCATGGGTCAACAGCAGATCAACGCTAATCCGTTCACTGCAGGTCCCTCAGCTGCCTCAGGTGTCATGTC